AGTCGAAGAAGAACTGTTACGTGCGCACCCTTGCGTAGACAGGTTAGACGCTGTACGTCAGCTTATATTAGTGGATATGGCATTTAATATGGGCGTACCAAGATTGGGCAAGTTCAAAAAAATGTGGGCAGCTATCCACGAAAATAATTTTGAAGAAGCAGCAAAAGAAATGCTTGACAGCAGGTGGGCAAATCAGGTAAAATCAAGGGCAACTAAATTAGCACACGCTATGCATACAGGTGAGATATAATGGCTAGACAGCTAACAGAAAAACAACAGAAGTTCCTTGCGGTGCTTTTTGACGAAGCAGGTGGTGACATGGTGACTGCCAAGAAGATGGCAGGTTATGCAGACACTAGTGGCACAGCAGAGATTGTCAAGGGATTGAAAGAAGAGATACTAGAGGCTACACAGATGTACATGGCACGTAATGCACCACGGGCTGCTATGGCGATGACAGGCGCACTTGTT